CAAGATCTTAAAGCTGTTCATGGTCTAGACGCTGAAGGCGAACTAGCTAATATCCTTTCTACTGAAATCTTAGCTGAAATCAACCGTGAAGTATTAGAAACTGTAAACTCTTCTGCTAATACTGCTGCTGATATTAATTTAGTTGCTGCTGCTGAGGCTGGTAATGATGGTCGTTGGGCTGTTGAGCGTTACAAAAACTTGGGTATGAAAGTTGAACTAGAAGCTAATGCAATCGCTGTTGCGACTCGCCGTGGTAAAGGTTCTTTCATTATCTGTTCTAGCAACGTAGCTTCTGCTCTTGCTGCTTCAGGTTCTTTAGATTATGCTCCTGCATTGTCTACTAAATTGAAAGTTGATGACACTGGTTCATTGTTTGCTGGTACTTTAAACGGTTCTATCAAAGTATTCGTTGATCCATACGCTGCTTCTGACTATGTAACTGTTGGTTATAAAGGTACTAATGCATATGACGCAGGTTTGTTCTACTGCCCATACGTTCCTTTAACTATGGTTAAAACCATTGGTGCTGATGACTTCCAACCTCGTATCGGTTTCAAAACTCGCTACGGTATGGTTTCAAATCCTTACACTTCTATTGCTGACAACAGCAATGCTTACTTCCGTAACTTTGTAGTTACTGGTATTCAGTAAGAATTAGTTTAACCAACTAATTAGAAAAGGACTCTTCGGAGTCCTTTTTTTTATCTTATAAATAGTACTAATACTAGAATAGGTAATATCAAGATGAGTGATCAAAAAACAACAAATGTTAATTTCCTTTCCCCTCTTAACTATAAGTTAGTTGTAGGTAAGATACCCAATATAGAATACTTTTGTACTGGTGTGGTTGTGCCTTCTATTTCTATTGAAGGTGAGAATCCTATGTATTCAACACCAACTAGAGATATTAGATTATACTCCAATAAACTTCATTTTACTACATTAGATATCACTACAATCATTGATGAGAACTTAGAGAACTATAAAGAGATATATGATTGGATTCAAGATATAGTATTTACCGATGATATCTCACCTTTAGAGAAATCAAGTGATATTACATTAATTATTATGAGCTCTAAAAATAATTCAGTTAAACAAATAAGATTCACTAATGCCTTTCCTGTATCAATAGGATCTTTAGAATTTACTTCTATTAATGAATCAGTAGATTACATAACATCTAATATTACATTCGAATTCACGGATATGATCCTAGAATAAACCTTGACATTCTATAGAAGATGTAGTATAATATAGACTAAACAAGGAGAATTGTAATTTATAATATTGAAGATATACTTAAAGAATGGGAAGTGGATGTACAGATTGATCAGATAGCATTAGATGATGCTTCAATACAATCCGCCTCACTGCATGCCAAATATCTTGAAATGCTTACTAAAACTAAACTAGAATTGAAGTATTTTGAATCACAATTAGATATAATCTATAAAGATAAATGGTTATATTATACAGGGAAAATGGATACCGATAGAGTACAACAACTTGGATGGAGTCCGGATCCTCTTAATGGTCTTAAAATACTTAAATCAGATTTAGAGTATTATTTTAAAGCTGACGGGGATCTACAAGAATTATCATCCAAGATTGACTTAGCTAAAATCACTAAAGAGACACTTGAAGAAATAATAGGTCATATTAGATTCCGTTCTACTAATATTAAGAATATTATAGAATGGCGCAAATTCATGAGTGGATCATAAATGGACACAATAAAGATTCGTAAAAAGAATCATGCAATGCTTGCAATCTCAACTGAACCATCAATTGACATGGAGTTGTCATCTCATTTTGAATGGTTTGTACCTGGTTACAAATTCATGCCCTCCTTTAAAAATAAATATTGGGATGGTAAATTCCGACTTTATGACACAATGAGAAAAGAAATACCTGCAGGTGTATATGATTATGTTAAAGAATTTGCCGATGTCCGTGGTTACAATATAGAACTTGAACATTGCTCAACATACGGATCTATTAATACTAAAGTTGACTTGGATGTATACCAACTAGTTAAATTCATAAAAGGGTTGAATCTAACATCTAAAGGGGTCAGAATAGAGCCAAGAGAATACCAGGTTAAAGGGATTTTGCATGCTATACATAACAAGAGTGCATTACTGTTATCCCCAACGGCATCGGGTAAATCATTAATTATCTATTGTGTAATTAGATGGTACTTAGATAATTATGATAAATCTATTCTATTAGTTGTTCCTACTACATCATTAGTTGAACAAATGTATACAGACTTTGATGATTATTCTAAATATGATGAAGAATGGTGTACTGAAGAATACACACATAGAATCTATTCAGGTAAAGAACGTAATACAGATAAAAGAGTAGTAATTACTACTTGGCAATCTATCTACAAAATGCCGAGTAATTGGTTTAAACCTTATGGTATGGTTGTAGGAGATGAAGCACATACGTTTAAGGCAAAATCATTAACATCCATTATGTCTAAATTAAGAGATGCTGACTTTCGTATAGGTACAACAGGTACTATACCTGATCAAGATTCTGATTGTCATAAACTTATATTAGAAGGACATTTTGGGCCTATATATAAAGTAACAACTACAAAAGAATTAATGGATTCTGGTACGTTAGCTCAGATGTCTATTAACATTCTTTTATTAAAGTATCCAGAAATAGTCTGTAAAGAACTAAAAAAGGCAACATATCAAGAAGAAATAGAATTTATTGTATCTAATAAAGAACGTAATAACTTCATTAAAAACCTCACACTCGATCAAGATGGTAATACATTAGTACTATTCAATCTAGTTAAGAAGCATGGTGAACCATTATATAAGATGATATCAGAGAAATCAGCTGATAATAGAAAAGTATTCTTTGTATCTGGTTCAACTCCTACAGATGATAGAGAACGTATACGTCAACTAACTGAAAAAGAGAACGATGCTATTATTATAGCTTCTTTAGGTACATTCTCTACTGGTATTAACATTAAGAATCTACATAATATTATATTCGCATCACCTTCTAAATCACAGATTAAAGTTCTCCAGTCTATTGGTAGAGGACTTAGGAAGTCTGAAACAGGACAAGGTACTGAGGTATTTGATATAGCTGATGATTTACATTATAGAAAACATCAGAATTATACTTTACTTCATTCAGGTGAACGTATTAAAATATACTCTAAAGAACAATTCGATTACGATATCTACGAGGTTAATATATGACTGCATTACCCGATATAAGACAAATACAACTAACTACTGGTATATCTCTTGTAGGTTATATAGTAGAAGAAACTGATCGTGCTCTACACGTTGAAACACCCTTTGAAATTATCAGATCTGGTAATACAGCTGAATGGGCTCTCTACCTTCATATGTGTGATGATAATCATATACTAAATATTAATAAGGAACATATTATATGTTCCTTTGAATGTACTCACCACTTTAAGTTCGAATACATTAAAATGATAGAACGATTGACTACTGAAGTTGAAGAGGAATTTGAAGAAGAAGAAGAAGTAATTGATGATGATGCACACTACTATACAAATACGTCTACTTTACATTAATATATAGTATTCCCCCTTTCCGACAGGGCGTATTAATATTATAACACACTTTAAAGTATTTGTCAAGGTTTATTTTTACTTGACATTATAACTAAATTAGTGTATAATGTATATAATACTAATAAAAAGAGATATGTTATGACTACGGAACAAAAACAACCAAATCATTATTTAAACAATAAAGAATTTTCACAAGCAGTAGTCGATTATGTTAATGAATGTAACGATGCTAAAGAAAACTCCCTACCTGTACCTATTGTAACAGATTATATTGCAACTTCCTTTATGGCTATTGCTAATAAACTGTCTAATAGATCTAATTTTGCAAGATATACTTACCGTGATGAAATGGTTATGGATGCTGTAGAGAATTGTCTAAGGGCAATTAATAACTACAGATATGACTATACTACACGAACGGGTTTACCTAATGCGTTCTCTTACTTTACCCAGATATGTTTCTATGCTTTTGTGCGTAGGATACAAAAGGAAAACAAACAAGTTGATATTAAGAATGAATTTACATTAAAAGCAGATCATGAGAACTTTTTACATTATGGAGAAGCAGGTATAAATCGTCCCACTGAGTATGTATCTGTTAATGATACTATTGAACATCTTAAAGATAAAATATCAACAATTGATCGTGCAAAGAAAACAGCCATAAAGAAAATACGCCACAACTTTAAAAGGTTAAAAGGTTTAGAACAATTTTATATAAAAGACTAGGTATATAATGAAAGTAGCTATATTGAATGATACACACGCTGGTGCTCGTAATTCCTCGGGAATATTTATAGAGTATCAGCGTCGATTTTATGAAGAAGTCTTCTTCCCTTACTGTGACAAACACAACATCTCTCAGGTACTACATCTTGGTGATTACTATGAGTCAAGAAAGAATGTAAACTTTAAAGCTCTTAATGAGAATAGAAATATGTTCCTAAAACCGTTGGTTGAAAGGAATATGTATATGAACATCATACCAGGTAACCATGATGTATATCATAAAAATACTAATGATCTTTGTGCTCTTAAAGAACTATTAGGGTATTATACTAATAATGTAAAGATACACATGGATCCTGTTGAAATTGATTATGATGGTTTATCTGTAGCTCTTATTCCGTGGATTACTTCTGAGAATCAACAAAAAGTTAAAGACTTTATCTCTACAACATCTGCTCCTATTCTTGGGGCTCATTTAGAATTACAAGGGTTTGAAGTATCACGTGGTATTATGCATCAGCATCATGGATTCTTAGCACCTAAGGCTTTAAGTAAGTTTGATCAAGTATTATCGGGTCATTTCCATATAGCATCTGAGCAAGGTAATATACGTTATCTTGGTTCGCAAGTAGAGTTTACATGGAATGATCATAATGATAAGAAGTATTTCCATGTACTTGATACAGAAACCAGAGTAATTGAGAAGGTATTAAATCCAATTCGGATGTTTGAAATCATTTACTATGATGATGAAGTAACAGATTATACTACCCACTCAGTTGTCAGTTATAAGAACAAGTTTATTAAGGTGTTTGTTAAGAACAAAACAGACCCTTTTCTATTCGATGTCTTTATTGATAAGATAACAGATATAGGTGTGCATGATCTTAAAATATCAGAAATCTTTGTATCTGATATAGAGAATACAACAATAGCTTCTAATATAACAGATACAGGGGATTTACTAAACTCCTATATAGATGCCTTAGATACACAATTAGATAAAGAAAGAGTTAAGAATATAGTACATAAACTATACACTAATGCTCAATCATTGGAGATACAATAATATGATAACATTCCATACATTGAAATGGACTAATTTCCTATCTACTGGTAATGATACAACTACAGTACAACTTGATAGATCTCCATCTACATTAATAGTAGGTCATAATGGATCAGGTAAATCAACAATGATTGATGCCTTATCGTTTGCACTATTTGGTAAACCGCATAGATCTATTAAGAAAGCACAGTTAATTAATACTATTAACCAAAAGGCATGTGAGGTATCTGTTGAGTTTTCTATAGGATCACATAGTTATATTATAGTAAGAGGATTAAAACCTAATAAGTTTGAGATATACATAGATAATAATATGATAGATCAATCATCTACTGTTAGGGATTATCAATCCTATTTAGAACAAAATATATTAAAACTCAATCATAAATCATTTCATCAGATAGTAGTATTAGGTGCTTCATCATTTGTACCTTTTATGCAACTTAATACGTCATCACGTAGAGATGTTATAGAAGATGTGTTAGATATACAGGTATTTGGTGTAATGAATAACTTACTTAAAGCTGATATATCTAAAATCAAAGAAGAACTGAAAGATGTTGATATTACTATCTCCACCACTACTACATCAATAGATATGCAAAAAAGGCATATCCGTGAAATTCAAGTTCTAAATGATTCACATATACATAAGAAGTCTAAAGAGGTGGAATTACTTAATTCAAAGATCACAACACTTGAATCTGAAAATAAAAACTTGACAAATGGACTGGATTGTAGTATAATAGAGTTATCAAAACAATTAAGTACTATTGGGCAAGAAAACGATGAGCTTAGAAAGTTTGATGTTGGTATACAGAACGGTATTAAGCGTGTTGTTAAAGAGTCTAAATTCTATGAAGAAAATGATGACTGCCCTACCTGTAAGCAAGACATAGATACTATATTCAAAGAGTCACAGTTAACTATGTCTAAGGCTAAGGCTGTAGAGTTACAAGAAGGTCTTACACAATGTAAGGTAGCACTGATGGATTCAAATGAAAAATATATAGGAGTTGAGTCTGAGCTACAGAAGTTACATGATAGACATGCTAAAGTGAATCTAAATAATGGTATATTAGAATCATATAGATCAGCTAAAGATACATTAATCTCTGATATATTTGATTTACAGAACACAGATGGTAATGACACATCTGATGTATCTTTATCTAGGGCTAATAAAGAACTTAATATATTAAATGATTCACTCCAGATATGTATGAAGAATCGTGTAGATCTTGGTGAGAAGAATAACTATAACTCAGTAATATATGAAGTATTAAAGGATACTGGTATTAAGACACAGATCATTAAACAATACCTACCAATGATTAACCAAATGATTAACCATTATTTACAAATAATGGATTTCTATGTATCGTTTTACTTAAATGAGGCATTCTCTGAAACTATTAAGAGTAGGCATAGAGATATTTTTTCGTATGATTCATTTTCTGAAGGTGAGAAGATGAAGATAGATTTAGCTATATTGTTTACATGGCGTGAGGTAGCTAGAGTAAAGAACTCAATGTCTACTAATCTTTTGATATTAGATGAAACGTTTGATTCATCATTAGATCCAGATGGTATTGAAAATCTTATTAAGATTCTTATTACAATGTCTGATTGTAATCTGTTTGTTATTAGTCATAAAGGAGAGATATTAGAAAACAAGTTTAGAAGTAAAATGGAGTTTAAGAAGACCGGTAATTTCTCAAAAATCATTTGACTTTACCGTATAAATAGTGTATAATAGTGGGAAGTAAACATAAATAATAACGTGAGGATTTGTAATGAAATTAACTGAAAGTACATTGAATGTATTAAATAACTATGCTACGATTAATCCAAATATCGTAATCAAACAGGGAAATGTGTTAGAAACGGTATCTGGTGCTAAGAACATCATGGCTTCTAGTACAGTAGATACTACATTTCCAGCAGACTTTGGCATCTATGATCTTAATGAGTTCATTAATGCTATTGATATGATCGACAATCCAGAATTCTTATATGAAGATGGGAATAAGTCGGTTATCATTAGAAGTGAAGACAAAACACAATCGATTAAGTATTTCTTTTCTAAACCTGAGATTCTAGTATCACCATCCAAGCCTATTGATATGCCTGAGTGTGAACTAGAGTTTGAACTAGAAGAAACAGATATAAATAATATCAAACGTGCGGCGTCGACGTTTCGATCGGATACACTTGTTGTTACACCAGATAATGGGGAATTAGTTTTATCTGTCAAAGATATTGAGGATAAAACGTCTAACTCGTATTCAATTAGAGTTAGTCCAAGTAAATGTCCAGAAAAGGATTTTAGATTTGTATTTCAGATCTCTAATTTTAAATTCATCTCTGGAGACCTAGATGTTCGGATTTCAAGTAAACTAATTGGCGAGTTCGCGATTAAGAATACAGAATCTAAATATTGGGTCGCCCTTGAGAAATCATCTACATTTAACAAATAGGAAAGAAAATGGCTGAAGAAACAGTAGCAACAACAGAACCAGAAGCACCAGTAGTACAATTAAGTTTAAATGAAATTGCAGGTGCTGTAAAAGTAATTGATATTTGTTCCGAAAGAGGAGCATTTAAAGGACCTGAACTAGCAGAAGTAGGAGCACTTCGTGGACAACTAGCGAATTTCTTACAAGCGAACACACCACAGCAACCACCTGAAGGTGAAGCACCAGTAGCACCAGTAGCACCTGCCGCTTCGTAATGTTTGATTTTGGCTTTACTGCGGTAAATGAAGATGAACTTGACTCTGTAAGGGAACTCAAGTCATCTGTCAAAACCTCTGGTGATGCTGCTCATGAAACGGAAGAAAAGTTGAATGCTCTATATAATGCTATTCTTCCGTTACTAAGCAACTTAAAAGCAAACCCTGAGAAGGATTACATTTACTGGCCCAATAGAACTGAAAAGGTAGAAGAGTTTGAAGATATAATTGCAAAGATTGTTACAAAATAACACTTGACAATCAACAGCAGTTGTAGTATAATAGTATATAATTAAACAATAGGTGAATATATAATGAGTAATGATAATGAATTTCTGTGGTGTGAGAAATACAGACCACAGAAGATAAGTGATACAATTCTACCTGAATCATTAAAATCTGTATTTACTAATATCGTCCAGACTGGTGAACTTCCTAATATGTTGTTCACTGGTTCTGCTGGTGTTGGTAAAACTACAGTTGCTAAAGCGCTTTGTGAAGAAATGGGTCTTGATTACATTGTAATTAATGGATCTGATGAAGGGCGTAGGATTGATGATTTAAGAGGTAAGATTAGGCAATTCGCATCTTCTGTATCCCTTGCAGGTGGACATAAAGTTGTTATCCTTGATGAGGCTGATTATCTTAATCCACAATCAGTACAACCTGCACTTCGTTTCTATATTGAAGAGTTCTCTGATAATTGTAGGTTTATCTTAACAGGTAACTTCAAGAACAGAATCATTGAACCTATCCATTCGAGATGTTCTAATATTGACTTTACTATTCCTAAGAGTCAGAAACCAGCAATTGCCTCTGGATTCTTTAACAGGATTAAAGATATCTTAGCTGATGAATCAGTAACATATGATGAGAAGGCTTTGATTTCAGTAACACAAAAGTTCTTCCCTGATTTTCGTAGAACTTTAAATGAACTACAAAAGTATGCTATCTCTGGGTCTGACACTATTGATGCGGGTATCTTAACTGAAGTTGGTGATGTGGATATCTCAGATCTAATGAAGTATCTTAAAGCAAAAGACTTCTCACAGATGCGTAAATGGGTTGTTAATAATATAGATCAAGACACACCTGTAATCATCCGTAAGTTATATAATACAATGACAGAGTATGTTAAACCTCAAACTATACCAGCTGCTATTCTTATCTTAGCTGAGTATCAATTCAAAGATGCTTGGGTTGCAGATAAAGAGTTGAATATGGTTGCTTGTCTTACTGAAGTAATGAGTACGGTTGAGTTCAAATGAAACTCTTTGACTATGTGAATTCAATCAACTTTACTAAGAAAGATATAATGATTGATGATGTAACAGAGAAGGTATATGAACCTTTTGTTATCAATAGGTCATTATCATACTTTGAAGATACTGTTATGTTAGCGAATGAGATGAATATCAACCACCATATCGACTCTCGTTTACAATTCGATTTCCTTATAAATACAATTAGAAAGCGTAAAAGGTTTTCTAAATGGGCTAAACCTGATAATTCAGATGTAATAACTGCTATAATGGAATACTATAAATATTCTGAAGAGAAGGCAAAAGCAGTATTACCTATGTTAGGTGATGATGAAATAATAAGAATAAAGGAAACGGTGAGCAAAGGTGGAATTAGAAAATAATGAAATCGTGGAATGGACACCAGAGATTATGTTGGAAGTCCGTTTAAACGAACCAGATGACTTCTTAAAAGTCAAAGAAACACTAACAAGGATTGGTATACCATCTAACCCTTCGAAGGGTAATATACTAAGCCAGTCTTGTCATATATTACATAAACAAGGTAGATATTTTATTGTGCATTTTAAAGAATTATTCATTCTTGATGGCAAACCAAATAATCTACTACTGAATGATGTACAACGTAGGAATACCATTTCTACATTGTTATCAGATTGGGGTTTAGTCTCTATACTAGACGAATCCCTTTCACAAGATAGAGCTCCTCTTAAACAGATAAAGATTATACCTTTTTCTGAAAAGAAGAAATGGACTCTATCACCTAAGTACAATATAGGTAACGTTAGACGATAATTCGTTAATGTTCTATATTGTTAATAATGTATTCGCCTGATTGACAGGGAATATAAACAATGTGCTCTAAGGAGGCAAAAATTATGAAAACAATTAACTTTCCAAGATCCCCTATGTATATCGGTTTCGATCAAATGTTCAATGATCTTGAACGTTTAGGTCAGCAAACTGATTCTGGATATCCGCCGTATAATATCACTAAGGTAAATGAAGACAAAACAATTGTCGAACTTGCAGTTGCAGGCTTTTCTTTACCTATGCTTGATATTGAAGTAAAAGATGGCACTCTATCTATTGTCGGCAACTCTGATGAAACTAAAAAGAATGTTGAGTATATCCATAAGGGTATCTCTTCTCGTAAGTTTCGTAGAGAGTTTAAACTATCCGAATACACAGTAGTGTCAAGGGCCAGTCTAATTGATGGTATTCTTTATATTGAATTGAAGCAGGAATTACCTGATGCAATGAAACCTAAAAGAATTCCTATTAATAGAGATGGTGATTCCACAACAGCTGAAGAACTACTGTTAGGATAATATATAGTTAAAGTACTATAGAGGGGTAACAACTGTT